ATTCGAATATTTAACTTCTCCGTCGCCATCAATATGTTGTTCAGAATTTCCGTTTCTTCTGATCCATTCATGAATGGAATAATAATTTTTTAAATCTTCGTCAATAATAAAAGTGACTTGTAGATCATCAAACGTTACTCCACCCCCAGGAACAATTGGAAAATTTCTGAACCTAGTGGGAACTTCAGTAAAAGGCATACTGAGTCCTGGAAGATTTGCTTTTTGGCAAAAGAAATCTACAGAATTAAATAATTCAAATTTTAATTGAAACCCTACTGGTGCTAGATAATTTCTATTTGTAGGTTGGTTTTTATACCATTCAGCAGCCATGTCAACTTCCCAAGCTATTAACTATTTATTTGCATAAAAAAAGAGCCCCCGAAGGGACTCTTGAAAAATGTGAGAAGAACTCACATGAGGTTTTGAATACGTACTCTTCTGTAGTACATGTTCTTCGAAGCCGTGAGTGACTCAGCATCAGGAATAGGAATTCCGTCGCCATCAACACCGTTGAATACGAATGGGTTAGCAACCATGCCGTAACGGGTCTTGAAGCCAATCTTAGGCTGGAAGGTCTGTGGATCAATGCTACGTAGCATCTGGAGGGGAACGTATGGGCAATAGAAGAGACCAGCATCATAAGGTGATGTGCCCTTATAACCCATGACGTAGTAGTGGTCATTCGAAACGTTAGCCGAATAAGGGTCAACGAAGACCTTGATACGACCGTTGATGGTGCCAACCATGAGGTTGCCGGTGTCATCAACTTGACCGATGGAAGGACCACCAGCGCCAGTTAGACCAGAAGTATAATCAAGTACACCAGCCATAGCTAGAGCTGAAGCAACGTCAGCTGAGCAGATTAGGAAGTTGCCCTTGCCTCTACGAGTTTCTTGAGCGATAGCATTAGCATCACGCTCAACTTGGAATAGAAGTCCTTTGAACTTCTCAACTGACCAACGACCGTTGGAATCAACGTCGAGGTCGAATACACCAGCTCTAGCAACGTTGTTCTGAGCACCAGGCTTAGCGATGGTGTACACAGTACGAACAACTTCACGGTTGATCTCAGCAAGAATCTCGCTTGAGAGAATGTTTGCTAGCTCTTGCTCAGCGTCAAGACCGTGAACAGCCTTAAGATCCTGAGCTAGCTCTAGAGTATACTCTGAACGTAGGGCTCTGGTTCTAGCGGTTACAGCGGACTTCTCGATGCTGAAGCTCATTTCGTTGAACAAGGTCGAACCTGATCCAAGAACTTCGGCGGTTTCACGAGCAATAGGACGAACTCCACGCTCATAAGTACCAGCGCCAGCGCCAGCGTCATTAAGAAGACCTGGGTTTGACTCAGTATAACCAGGATCGTTAGCAACACCGAGGGGTACAGTTGGATCGTTATAAGCAGCAGGACCTTGTGTGTTAGCCGAGAAGTTTGTATCAGGCTCGTTGAAGAGAGCTTCACGACCTTTACGTAGACCAGCAGAACCGTTGTGCTGATAGTGAGCCTTCATAGCAAAGATAAGTCCAGTAGGACCGCTCATTGGCTGAACGCCGCAGATGTCATATGCCATTAGGTTAGGCATTGCACGACGAACTAGGCTGATCATGATAGGATCGAAACCAGCTAGTCCACCAGTTTTGGTGTCAAGACCTGAACCTGAAAGTGCGTTAGGACCAATGGCACCAACACCATTGGATGTTTCTGTTAGCATTGCGTTTTGACGCATTGCTAATTCTTGGTTTTCTAGAATTACAGCAGTGACTTCTTTTCTGTACTTATCCGTAATGGCAGGAGCCTCGGAATGATTTAGAACAGGAGCCCACTTCTCTGTAAGATGGGAAGCGTTGAACATTTTTACCTCTTGAACGTTTTATCGTTTGTTATTGGTTGATAATATTTATTATATAATTATTTCCAGCGGGAAATAGCATTTAGGTAAGCAGCCATTGCTGGTGTTACATCTTCGCTAAGCGTTACTGGGTTGTCATCACCTACTTCAGAATGTGATACTGATTCAGGGAAATACGATTTGCGAAGCGTCTTTACAGACACAGCAAATTTCTCTGCTGTTTCGAATGTAATTCCTTCAGACAATGAAGCAAGTTTGTCTTTTTGCGTGTCGGCAAGTCCTTCTGAAACTTGGTTCAGAATTACTACTTTAGTTGACTCGGCAAGACGATTATTTAATTCCACGTTACGCTCAATTTGTTCGTTGAGGCGCTGTTCCATTTCACGAAGCTCGTCTGCAATTTCCTCGACGACTTCAATCTTGTCTTCGGGGATATTAATATAGTGCTCTTGGAATAAATTCTTGAGCCCAGCAATGAAATCTTCAGTAATTTCATTACGTACACCACGATCAATAGCAACTTGATTTTGCTCGATCCATTGGCCAATACCATACTTGATAGTACCGTTAACTTCTTCAGAAAGTTCAGCCTTAACAGCTTCTACTTGCTCAACAAGTTTAGTTTCAAAATGCTCTACAAGCTTTGCATGTTCTTCAACAAGCTTGGCTCTTACAGCAGCTTCGAAAATAGTTTTTGCTTTATCTTTGTACTCTTCCGAAAGATCTTCGCCTTCGGTAAGAGCAGCGACATCACCCGAAAGATCTAACTCTTCGAAAGAAGGTTTGATAGGATAGGCTACATCAGGACCCTTTGAAGTTCCGTAAGCAACTTGAACACCTACGGTTGGGGTTGCATCTCCAGGATTCTTTTGATGAGCTTGCTGAGGATCTCCTGAAATTTGTGAGATAGGAGCCGAAGCTTTTGCTCCAGGATTCTCTTCGCCTTCTTCTTCATTATCATGAAGAGGACCTGAAGTTGAACCACCTAAATCAACTGGAGCTTTTTGTCCAATTGCTACTGTAGGAGGAACGGAAGGAGCTGGATCCTTACCACCAGCCTTAGCGGTTTGTACATCGGAAATTTGTGAAGGCTCACTACCAGAAGCAGGAATCACCGAAGCGGTAACTGTTGGCATGGGATCACCAGCTTCCAAAACAATATTTTGCTTTTTAGCAAGCTCGCCAAATCTTTCGTTTAACATATCTGACATTTGAGTTTCCTCGGACTTCTTTTACGATTATTCTACGATTATTTATTAAATTTATAGATTTGAAAGGAAATGCTGAAATGCATTAAGTTTCCTTTCTTCTAAATTTTTCCTAGTAGATTCGGAAATATATCTTTGGTATTTAGTAATTTGCTGTTCACGCAAGATACCGTTGTCCCAAACCCACTCCTTACCTTCCATAATTCCATTTACAAACGCATCAGGAGCGGAAGGATCTGCTACAATATCAGCAGCGGTAGCAAGCATGAAATCATTACGAACGTAGTTTGCTCCGTTCTTCTCTTCTAGTGTTCCCATACCACGAGAAGAAACGCCAAGCTTAACTCCGTTTTCTAAAAGATTCTTTGCAATGTCTCCCATAGGAGTTGTAAGAATCTGTGCCTTACCAATAAAATTACTTCCCTCAGCTTTGAGAGAAATAATTTTATGTGAGACACGATCAAGGTTTACCGTAGGACCATCTGGGTGTCCTAATTCACCGAGAGCACGACCAGCACCAACATACTGCTCATTGTATCTACCAACTTCACGCTCTAAAACGCCAAATGGATATACACGACCATTGCGGTTTTTGATATCTGCTTGAAGAAATACTCCCTCAATGTACAGATTCTTTTTACCATTTGTTTCTTCTTCAAGGATTTGAACATCCTCAAAATTGCCCTCGGTGATTAGTTTCATTCTTCTGTTTCTAGTGTTTCTACTGGCTCGTTAAAATATGTTGAAGCAACAGTTTGTTTGTACATACCAATAGCTTCTGCCGCAGAATTCTGCATTAGATCATGAACAGCATCTAAGGCTTCTGCTTTGTGTTTGTCAGCAATTAAATTCACGATATCCAAAGTATTAGACATATAAATACAAGTTAATTTATAGTATTATTTAGCAGAAGGTTTATTTGAAGATGGTTTGGGAGCTAGTTTTGCTTTCTCTTTTTCCGCTTCTAATGCTCGTTGACTATCTACTTCTGATTGAGCGTCTTGAATTTCTGGTGCTAACGCAGAATTTTGACGGTCCATTAAATCAAGAGAAGTTGAATCTGATGCACTAATAGCAATACCATTTTTGATATCTGTTTTAATTTGTTTATCCATTTCTTTATATTCTTTATCAGTTTGCATAAGAATCTGACGGCGAATATACTCGGTAGAAAAATACTTACCTACGAAAGGATCCATATCTATAACTAAAGATATGCGCTCCTTCATTAATTCCGTTTCTTTTAATTCATTGAAATGGTTATCAAATAAGTAATCATATTGGATGTGCTCCTCCATCTCCTCCCAATCTTCTGGGGTTACAATACCTTTCAGAATTAACTGAGTTTTTAAAATATCGTGAAATAACTCAGAAAATCTTTTACGTAAACGGCCAATAAATTTAGCAAACTTAAGTTCATCACGAAGTACTTCTGTGGTCTTGCCAAGATTGAATGCTTTGTTGTCATCAGTTAAACGTGATGGAGGTAGGTTTAAAGAGTTGTAAAGTTTTTTACGGAAATACTCTACGTCTTTTAATTCGCCAAGATTTTGACCACCAGGAAGTGTAGTAATTTCTGTTCCTCTTCCGCCTTCTCTACGTGGCAACCAGAAATCTTCAAGCATACTCATATGCTTTTTGTCGTCACGAATTTCTCCCGTAGCAGAATCGTAAACAAGCTTGTTACGATAACGTGCCATTACATCACGAAGATATTGTTCTGCCTTTACTTTTGGTAGATTACCTACATCAATGTAAAAAATTCTACGCTCTGGAGCACGAGACAATCTGTAGATAACCAGAGAATCTTCAATCATTCTAAGTTGATTGAGTGACTTGATTGCCTTGTGTAGAAAACTAATTACAATTTTTTTGTTCGTATCTTTTAAACCAGAATCCGAATAAGCTACTGAATCTGCAGCTATTTTAATTCCTTGATTGTTGGCATAGTTAAAAGCACCTGTGACATTAGGCACTCCAGCGACACCAAATCCCTGTGGATTGTAAACGTAATATTCTACGTAATTACCCCAATCATATTCTAAAGCAGAACCTTGTTGAGTTTTCTTTGTGGATTCGTCTGGTTCTATTTTTTGACGTATCTTTTTAATTTTGATAGGATCAATATATCTTAATTCTAAAATTCCTTTTTTTGGATTATCTAAATCAACTACTTTGTGATAATACAAACGTCCGTCAATATACCAATTCCTGATAATTTGGTGAGAATTTTTATCAAATCTGAATAGCCTAAGAATTTGATTAAACTCTTGTCTAATTTTATTCTTGATTGCATCTCCTAGATCCAGATTGGATAGTTCAATTTCTATCGGTGGGGTATCTGCATCTGATACAATGAACTCATTCACGATTTCGTCGATAGCAGAATCGCATTCTGGATGCAATGCCATACTACGATAACGTTGAATGAGTTCAAATTCGTTTCTAGTTGTCCCTTCTGTATCAACATACGTACCAAAATAACCACCTGCTACAGTGGTTACTGAGTCATCTTGATTAGGAGAGATTGGGGACTGACCCTTCAATCCCTCCTTTTTGTTGATCTTGAAACCAAATAATTGACTCATAACATTATAAAAATGTAACTTATATACTATTTATTACTCAAACGTCAGCGTTAACTTGGCGAGTTGTTAGTCCAGGTCTTGCTGTAGTTACTGGCTCAGTGGTCCAATATGAATACTGGAACTCAACTGAAAACTCTTCAATCTGATCATTGCTATCATAACCAAGATCAATTTGAGAAATGTTGGTTGGGAATGCATACCATAGTTTGTAAGTTCTCAAAATATTTGAGGACTCTGGGGTAGCACCTTTCTCTAGTTGATGAACAAAGATGTGAGCTGCATATCCATTGGTATCAGTAGCAGAAGGAACAAAAAGATCTGATGTATTACCAGCATGACCATTGATAGCTTCTGACCATTGCTCCATTATTGCACGAACCTTGAAGTCCTTATCATTAATGAATGTTGGGCTCCAAGCATCAAAAGTTCTGTCTCCAGAAATTTTAACAGTTCTGCCTCTAAAAGGAACTTCGATAACTCCCAAATTGGAAGCAGGAAGAGCCGCAGATTTGCACATTAGATTAACAAGTTCTTTGTCTGATTCTGCAATACCAGTGCCAAAACTGCCACCAGGAAATACAATATCAACTACGAACATGTTAGGCTTTACGCCTTGACCGACTCTACTGATGAAGTCGTTTATTTTACTTGTGTATACTTTTGCCATTTTGGTTTACCTCGTTGTTGTTTTATAAATTAACGACCAACTACTTCACTGAACGATACTCCCGTCTTGGTAGCCGTGAAGGTAATCGTGATATAGTTGATGGAGCGGGTTGGTTTAATGAAAATTTCAGCAACGAATTCATTTCGGTCAATAACATCAGGAGTGTTGTTTGTATCATCACAAATCACAAGGTAATCTGTAACACCTCTTCTAGATTGAACTTCGCTCAAATAAGAATTGACGGCGCTTGAGAATGAAGATCTGGTACCTTCATCATTTTGTTCGAATAGAACTTGCTTGGAAAGATTTCCAACTCTTTTTTCAACGTTCAAGAATAAACGACGAACGTTGATTCTATCAAATGCTGATGGTGAAGCAAGAGCAGTTTTATCTCCGAATAGAGTTGCACCAGAACCAGGGAAAGAAACAATAGGATTGATTCTTGCCTGATAAAGTTCGTCTCTGTCAGCTTTGTTTGGATTGAAAGCAAGCTTAATAGCGTTTCTCAATGATCCTTTGTTAACTCCTGCAGGTGAGTACCAATCATCAAGTGTGGCTGAAGTGGATACACATAGACCAGCAACGTCTCCGTTACATGCAAGATAACGATACTTATCGTTAAAACGATCATAGAAATACTTATAACCACTATCAAAAACTGCATAAGAAGTTGAAGTTAATCCATTAAAGAAATTAATTGTGTTAACTTTTTGTTGGGAAGTAGTTAAAGGACTGTTGTTGCCAATTTGATTTCCTTTGTGAGGTGATACAAAAGCAATACAATCTTTTCTAGAAGCAGCAATAGAAACAATTTTATTAGCTTTAGCTTTAGTATCAGTTTCTGTTGCCATTGATCCACCCATGAGGAGGAAGTCAACTTCAGTAGATTCTGTATCTAAGAACAAATCTAATGCATCTCCAATTTCTGCTGAGTTATAAACATAATCATCAAGACCACCAGAAAGAGTGTATGTAGATACTAAAGCTAATGTAAACTTATCACCTGGATCTAATGTGGTTGAATCTACACCCCAAGCGTAATAAGAATAGCCAGCACCAGCATTGTATTGAGTATAAGGATGATTGCCGGTAAAAACATATGATGATTGTTGATTAATTACACTTCTGTAATAAATATCGCCACCTTCGCTACTCTTTCCATCAGAAAGTTTTGAAAGATATGTAAATGTTTCAATAACATTATTTGATGAACCAGAAATAGCACCATATAGATCAATAACAGCTACGTGTACTTCGTCCCACTCAATTCCTCTGCTTGAAGCATATTCTGAAGTTCCTGGACGAGGACCAATAGCAGATAATTTAATACCTGTTGTTTGACCCATTCCGTATGTAATTTCTGTGTTGGTGTACCAATCACTTACATTAGTAACACCAATCGATGTGTTATTTACTGAACTTACTTGGAAAGTAACATCAGGACCAGCTCCACCAATTACACTGGCGGCAACAGTAATTGTATTTCCTTGAACATATCCGTTACCACCATTAGCTACTGTAACGCTAACTGCTCCACCTTGATATTGTGCTGGGACAAAAGATACTGGATTTTGTGGATCCGCCAAGTTTAGAATTTCGGCACCCTGAGCAATAGTTACATTAACAGTTAAGCCAGCACCAGAACCACCAGTAGTAGCACGGCCATTGTAAGTTCCTGGAATTCTAGCAGTAGATACGCCACTTACTGCATTAACACCATTAACTACTCCTGTGTCTGGGGTATCTACAGTATCTGTAGTTGAAATTAAATCAGAACCATTAATTAAAAGAACCGTAGCTACATTGGTATCGGAATTCCAATCAATTACTTCTGCGATTTTTCCGCTAGTAAAAGTTAAAACAGTTCCTTGTGTAATACCTGCTGGATCAGCAGAAAGTGTTACATACTGATCTGCTCCTCTATCAATTACAACACCTAGAACTGAATTGCCCCAAGATCCTGCAGTTCTTGCAACAAAATTCTCGGAAACAGAACCACCAGAAATCCAGTCTTGGTCATTTTTAACTAAGTAGCCACCATCGCTACTCGCATTTTCTACACCAGTAGTAGCACGAACAACTGCTAATCTACCACCGTAGTTTAAAAATTCTGAAGCTACATACCAATCTTCTGCGTTAGCATCGCTTGGCTTTCCAAAAATATTTATTAGTTCTTTTTGTGAACTAACATTTACAATCTGATCAATTGGTCCTTTTGCAAAAGTACCGGCAAAAGCAGCGGTTATTTGTTGAGCCCCAACCACTACAACATTAGATAGGTCACGCTCTTTTAATATAATTCCAGGCGAGACTTGACTTGCCATGTTTTTTACCTCTTGAAAATTTCATTTTAATCTGAAATTATTTATTAAAATTGTTAGTTCCAGGTGTACGAAACATCTTCTTGCACATCACCATACCAAATACTACCGTCAGATACAAATCCTTCATCTCCCTCTAACCCTGTTGTGATAAAGCCAAACGGTGCCATATCTTGCTCAATCTGATTTTTTTGATCTTCGTATATTCTTTTACGAACATCGTTGTCCGTCATCTCTTTGAAATAATCTTGAACTGCTAACCAAGCAAAAATTACAAGACACATTACAAGGTCATCATGAAATCCATCATCAGCTTCAAACGATTGCTTTTTCTGAATAAATGTAGTAAGCTCATTAATTATATCATAATCTCTAAACAACAATTTATCATCTTCAATAATTTGCTTAAGATTTTGACAACCAACTTTTTTAACAGTGATACTCATCTTGACCCCAAGCTGAGTTTTATTTCCAGAGAATCCCTGACCAACAATTTGTCCAGCTCTGCCTCTCATGGAACACATAAGAACATTGGCATACTCAAGATCATAATTCAGAATTGATGCTACTTGATCTCCAACATCGTTTACTTCACAAAGAACGTATGCGTTATTGTATGCTCTTGCTACGTCATTGATGACGTTAGGAAAAAGCATTGGTTTAATTTCGTTGTTTCGATATTTGGCAACAATTTTATATGGAAGTGTTGTAATATCAAAAACAATAAAAGCAGAATAATCTCCACCTATACCTCGTGAAACGTCAGCAGTAATAATGTATTCTGATTTTTCATTTGGTTTTTCGTAAATGTCCAAACCTTTGTTAGTACTTAATGGAGTATCGAATACTAGGTTTCTTAATTTAGAAGCAGCAATAAGAGTGTCAACCGATCCAAGAAATTCGCATTCGAATTCTTGAGTAAACTGTCTTGCTGAGGTGTTCTTGATTGTTTCTTCTTTCCATTTTTCATCACGACCAGGAACTTCAGACCAATGAACCTCCGTCCAGATGTAATTGTTTCTTTGGTTTTGAGCATCTACCCACAACTTATAGAAGTGGTTCATACCATATGGGGTAGAAATAATAATAACTTTTGTTTTCTGTCCAGACGAAATAGTAGGATATACAGACGAGAAGAAGTCGTCGGCAATGTGATTTGGAACGAAAGCAAATTCGTCCAAGAAGATAATGTTGAATGACATTCCTCGAACAGCAGATGCTGATGTGGAAGCAGCCATAATCTTAGAACCGTTCTCCAGTTCCATAGAACCTTTGTTCCATGAGAGAACACCCTGCTGTAACCACTTAGGAAGATTCTCGTATGCTGTCTGCAATCTTCCTAATAAGTCACGAGCAGTAGAAGCTTTGTTTGCTAGAATACCAATATTAGAACTATCATTAAACAAAGCATAATGAAGAAGATAAGAAACCACAACAGTAGATTTGCCTGTCTGTCTTGGTAGCTTAGCAATATTAAATCTATTGTTATGGAATTTTTTGACAAGTTCTTTCTGGAAGTCATACATTCTGAATGGAATTAAGCCCTCGTCAACCTGGACGATCTTGACGTAATTCAAAGCAAAATATACAGGATCTTCCTTACATTTTAAGTATTCTTTAATTTCTGCTTTAGTCCAATCTTGGGCAACGTTCGCTTTCTTTAGAAGCGGGTTGCCCAAATAAATCTGGTCACTACTCATTCAAACCCCGTTGTATATCTTTATCAATGGCATCCATATTATTTAACCTATTCTCCCACCCCTTTCCATCAGTCGTTCCTTTGCAAGGATTGATGCAAGTATCATCACCAAATTTATCACAAACAAGAGAGGCTAGTTCTGTCTCATTTCCTTTCTTGTTTGTTCCTGTCCAATAATGCTGACCATTCATCCATGTAGCGTTACACTTGGGGCAGGTTTTAATATCCATGATTTACTACTTTTTTTTACTTAGAATAGGAACACTGAAACGTTCCCATATCTTTGGACCATACGAACATTCGTCTTTAGTTTCAGGCTTCTGGCACATACGACAATACTTTTTTTCTTCGCTGTTTTCTTTTTCTTCTTTGTGTAATACTTGTTCGTATGTACTATTCATGTACCTAGCAGAAGCTCTTAGGTAATCTGATGCTAGAGTTATTTTTGATTGGACCCATGCAGGAACTTGCATATCGGGTTTTTTAATAACCCCACGTAACATATCAATAGAATATTCTAGTTCACTTAAGTCATTAAGAATCATTGATCCTTCATTATCTAATTCAGTTCCTGCTGCCACCGCAAGATGATTTTCCTGAACCACCGATTCTTTTGCATCTACTTGAGTTTCCACCTGAGCTTCTGCTTCTACAGGAGGATGATCTTCCGGCGTCAAAGATTCTTTGATCTGCTTGTAGGTTTTTTTATTCTTCCATTCGGACTTAAGTTTTTTTTCCATTGGTAGTAGGTGCTTGTAGTAATCGGGGAACTCGGCAATATGCTGTAGGGCAATGTCGTAAGCTGCTTTGTGGTCAGTTACGTGTTCACGCTCAACAG